ACTAGTATCAAAAACCCTTTGAGCCCTCTCCAGAACTAAATTATGTACACGTAAGCAATGCGACAACCAAGATCCACAAAAACAAAGACACTACTCAAAGAGTATAACCTCTTGAGTTCTCACTGCACTGTATTTTATAGCGGCCTGTCGTATCACATCGGATCCGGCTGACAACACTACATTAAACATCGATATCTTACTTGAGTCCATTTTCTTTAATCCACTTGTATATATAGGTTCGCCTGAAGTTTCATCAATCTTTCCCATATCTAACTCACTTTGCTGTGAAATCTTTGCCTCTGGTGGTTTATTGTCTTCCAAGTTCATTAATCCTCTTGCTAAAATACGTTGAGTGATAACGGAGGAGTTCCATATTGTACGATATACAGCCTCGGATAATGCTAACGTGTCTGACGATTTCTTAGGTTGTAATGCATTATCGAAGAACATGATTTCATGGATGACTGATCTATTAGATACTAGTAATACTTCTGCTTTAGTAGTATTAAGAAATTGTCTGACATCCGCAGTAATGGTTGGCTTATACAAAATATTTGGCATTGAAATATAAGTATTAAAGCCGTTATTAATCGCTCTCAATAATAAAGTAACAACATGTTCTGGCCAGATACCTGTGGTGTCAACTTGAAAATTGATATTTTTAACGTCTTCTGCAAATATTTTAACTCCATTAATAAGAAACACATAATATACTATGTTATTTTCAGTTTGTGTTGATATATGTTGCATAGTAAGTACTATAGTTTGAACATCATTCGGAATAGTTAAAGTCTCATACACATCAAACTTAGCGCAAGCTCTTTTATGTAATATTAATCCCTTAACGATATCATCCATATCTCCTGTCAACATTTTAAGTGCAATCTGCAATCTGGTCATATTTGAACTCTCTATTAATTGTGGTGTATTCTCAAATTCTGCGGGGTCGAGATTGGCGACATAGGGCTGAACTACATTATCAAATACTCGACGAATCAATGGTTTACTTAGTCGTGTAGAACGGTGCTCAGTATGCAATAAAAAGTGTAATGGCGCAATATTATAGTCACCTGACCCTAACATATTCTTAATAGATTCACGTGCTCTTTGATACTGTCTTTCACTAACTTTAGGTTGAGAGATACCAATACGCAATTTGTCCAACTCTACTTCATAACCTGGAATGTTAATTTGCCTCGATAATATTAATAATAGTATGCCTTCAACACTACATACGGCATCTATAGATGTCTTCAAATGTATTGTAGGAGTAATAAAATTATCTGGTGTTGGAATTACTGGTTGCACTTTTGTAGGTACGTTTGCTGTTCCTGTAGCGCCAATGGCATTGCCATAAGCATTATCAGTATTCCCTAGTAAGCCCCACACAATTGCAGTATCTATCACTAGTGATTCATTTAATTCATCTCCATTTTGCACGACTCTATAAATATTTCCACTATCTACTACAGCATACGCACATGCTCGAAATGAATGAAACTGACCATCTGTGTTTGGAATAAAGTTTTGCATCATATTAGCCATAACATTATATAAGTGATAAACATGCCCATCTAGTTCTAAACACAATGGTTCTGTTAATTGCGTCAACAATGATTTCAACTGAGTAACACCTGCACGCGGTCTTTGTGCGAAATTATTTGCAAATGATTTCAAGATCAAATTAAACATTTCATCAATTGCGTCATACATACGTGTATACGTTACAGAATGCTGTGTCCGTCCACCTACATTCAATGACGAATATGGATTTAAGTGCGATGCATCTTTAAAACGGGGAAATTTTGCTGAGATGGCTCTTTCGTCTGGTGTCAAAGAAGTAGTAGGTTTCATTAAACGTGCTATTTTAGCGAGTGTTGGTGCAACAGATGATAATGTTGGATCATCAGTAAATAATGATGGATACAAATTACCTGTTAACACATCAACATTCTCAGACATACGTTCATTTTGATTTGCAACTTGTATATATTCTTTCCGTCCGTTTACAATTTTATAGAAAAAACCAAACTTTGCAATAAATTTAAGATACTCTTGTCGAAATGCATACATGCATATAAACAATATTCTCGCTTGAATCTGTCCTAACATATGTTGTGTGACATTTGGAAACATAATTGAAAAAAGAATTAACTCTAAAATGTATAATAATGAAACGGGTTCCCCTCTCTTCATATCAAAATCATAAAGTTTTGGTCTCATAATAATAGGCGTCATTTCAAGTGAAAAATAGTCATCAATTACTGTCTTATCTATTGCGCAGATCCTAAATAAAAACCAATTAATAATAGAAGGTTCCATATTTTGATTGGAATTTAACATCTTAATAATCGAATTTTCAGATTTGACTGTAAAAGCATTAGCTTGACTAAAATAATCAATATTAAGTGCGTGGAACTGACGAATAATATCTGGAAACATACATACTGCAAAAACAAATCTTGATAGATCATTGTCTGAAAACCATTTCGGTATGTTCTGATATTCTAAATCACTAATTGTAATTAAATCGAATTCATAAGATAAAGCTTTAATAAGTGACATAATATCTTCTCGTTTTACTTTCTTTCCAAGATATTCAAGTAGATTATGATTATATAAATATGCGCGAAATTGATCAATTGGATATCCGACGACACTATAACGTTTTACAGCATTAGCATCAAGTACTGTTTTTATCTTTCCATATTGTATAGTCAAATTATTTATTAGTGTTTTAATCGCATCATTGTACCAAATTGGTTCAGTTCTCGTATCAATACGTAATAAGGGTGAAACTCCGGTGATTGTTGGTATGGTAGGTAGAATAGCATTATTTGAAATTGCTGAAGCATCAACGTCGTAAAAATCCATTGTTAGTATTTTCCTATCCATCATAAATAAAACCATAACGCGAATAAAGAACTCGGTTCTGTTTGCATAAGTCAATCCATCTGTTATTGTATTAATAATATTCGTCGTATTTGGAAATAATTGCGACACATTAGAAGAGTAATTCATCTGAACAATTCCGGTACCATATTTAAATTTTTCTAAACTTGGTAAGTACAATATTTTCGCAACTGTATCAATAGGGTTATACGTCTGCTTAGGCATATTAACTACCATTTCATCTGAGTGATATTCAATAGATGAAGTGGGTTTATCCTCCGTAGCGAATACATCGTGAAATATCAATATATTAGCTAAGTTAGCAAATGTACTCCGGATAGAGCGCATTGGTTGCACAGTAAGCGCACCAACAGTCATACCCTGTATCATCATAGCCAACTCAGCCCTATCTGCAAAAGATTCTATTTCTGGTTCCTGTCCATGACTAGTACTGCTTAAATCTTCTACGGTTCCTGTTGCATACGTTTCATCAATATTTGCTCGTGCATTGGTAACTCTTGGATTTCCTGTTGTGTTAGAGGTATACGTGATGGAACTCCCTCCGTGTTGTACACTATCTTTGCTGGTATAATTCGCTTCGTTTGTGGTATAGCTTGACATTGTTTTTCCATCTGCAATCTGATGACGGCTTGATGATATTCTTTCAACGTTAATTTTTCCGCTGTTGCTGGATCTAGTAAATCTTTGATCTGATGTGGTTTGTTCATTTTGATTGTCTTCAATTGTTTCTTGGTGCTTTGTAGTTGTCCTCTCTTGGTTGTTCTTATACATTCTTATTGGTCTCATAAAAAATCCTGTTTCTACTCTGGGTTTTAAACT